TAGCTTATGAAATTTCTAGACGATTACATGCAGGTTTACTACAACAACCTACCGAAATACAGGACCTACGAGGATGCCTACAACGCAACTGAGGAAATGTATTTCGGCAAGTTTGGCGTAAAGCGTTACAAAAATTACGATGTATTTCGTGCAGCACTTTCTCGCTGGCTAAGCCAAGGCAGAAACAAATAACATTTGTTAACATAGAAAAATTAACCTAGTTGTAATTTGCACCCGATGAATTTAAGATTCTGGCAGCCAAGAAAGGAAAAGCGATCTAGTCTATCGCAGCCAACTGATTGGCTAATTAATACGCTACAAAATGTTTTTGGATATCAAACAAAAAGCGGACAAGCTGTTAACGACCGCACGGCTTTATCTATCGCGTCAGTGCATGCGTGCGTTAGGGTTATTGCGGACGGTATTGCGGGGCTTTCTCTAAAGCTGTACAAAGACGACGGCACTAACCGCGAGCAAGTAGTTGTGCATTACGCTACTGCATTGGTTAATGAGCCTAATGCTTACCAAACCAAATACGATTTTACCAAATATATGGTAAGCCATTTGGCGCTCAAGGGTAACGCATACGCATTCATTAACCGGGATGCTCGCTACCTTGGCATCGAGTTGCACCCCATTGCGCCTGATTACGTTACACCAGTTATGCAGGATGGCCAATTGTTTTACAAAGTCAACCAAAAAGGAATCCCAGGGATGGTGCCCGCTGCAGACATGCTGCATTTTAAAGGCCTCTGTGGTGATAACCCTTTAGTGGGTTTGTCGCCCATCGTGGTGCACGCTGAAACATTAGGCATTGATCTGGCAGCAATCAGCCAAAGCGCTGGCGTTTATAAGAATGGCGTTTTGAAATTCTTGTTAACATCAGATGCGCAGATTAAACCTGAGCAGGCCACACCATTAAAGAAATCGCTAGATGATGTAATTGATGGGGCAAGCCGTTCCACTGTTCTGCCTAACGGCATCAAGATGGAAAAACTGAGTTTGTCTCCCGAGGAGGCCCAGTACTTGGAAACTCGGAAGTTTAGCGCTGAGGAAATCGCCCGTATTTTTGGTGTACCCGCTTCCATGATTGGCGCTAAGGATGGCATCAAGTCTAGCGTCGAGCAGGAATACCAGGACTTTTACGCCCGCACCTTGGCAAGTTACGCCATCAACATTGAGCAGGAGTTGGCCCGCAAGTTGTTAACAGAAAACGACAAGCTAACTTATTACTTTAAATTTAACTTTAATTCGCTGTTGAGAGCCAGCGCCAACGAGCGAGCAGACTACTACAACAAGGGCATCAGAGGCGGCTGGCTTTCTAGAAATGAGGCCCGTATGTTTGAAGACGCTAACGGATTTGATGGCGGCGACGAATATTTAATTGAATCAAACCTAATGCCGTCAAGTAAAATTGATGCTTACATGGATGCAAAAATTTCGCAGCTAATGAGCACAGCCGATAAAAACAACAATCCCGAGGGAACCAATAACACCGAAGTAATCTAATGAAACAAGAAAGGCGCACATTTACGGGCACCGTTATAGCCAGATCCGAAGGCGAGAACATGCCTAAGGAAATCGGCGGCATCGCTGCCGTTATTAATTCAGTTACCGACCTTGGATATTTCGAGGAAGTAATTGAGCCGGGTGCATTTGACAACGCACTGAGCAAAGAATACGACATACGTTGTTTGTTCAACCACGAGGCTGAGTTAATCCTAGGTCGCACAAAGGCGAACACTTGCAATGTGTTTGTAAACGCCGACGGCAATCTTGAATATACTTGGGTCCCTGATTACGAAAACCCAACACACATGAGCGTAGTGCGCAGCATCATGCGCGGCGACATTACACAAAGCTCATTTGCTTTTACAATCAAAGAACAGACCTGGAGCGAATCAACCAAATACGGAACAATGGGCAAGCGCACCATTAAAGTTATTGACGAGTTGTTTGACGTTAGCCCTGTAACTTATCCAGCTTATCAGGACACCGAGGCCGATGCTCGCAGCGTTGTTGCCTTGCGTGATCAAGAGCGTGAAATTGAAGAAGCCAAAAGAAGCCAAGCCGCTGCCGATGTTTTGAAATTGGCGTTGCTTAGATATGAAAACCTTTAAACAAAATTAAAACCATGAATAAAATCAAAGCCCTAAAAGAAGAGCGTGGACGTTTGCTCGGCGAATTGTCTACCTTGCAAAGCACCATCGAGCGCGAAGCGCGTTCTATGGCTGACACTGAAACCAACCGTTTGAGCGAAATCGAAGCCCGTTTGGGTGCAATCAAAGCTGAGGTTGAAACCTTGGAAAAATTGCAGAACCTTGCTGCACAAGCTGCCGGCCATGTTGCTAGCCGTAGCGAAGAAAAAGAAAAGTCAGAAATGGCTAAAGAGTACAGCTTCAAGCGTGCAATCGATATGGCTATCTCTGGCCGTCGTGAAGGCGTTGAAGGTGAATTTTCTGCATTGGCTTCTAGCGAATACCAGCGTAGCGGTGTAAGCGTTAGCGCTCACTCAATGAAGATTCCTTCTGAAGTTTTCAAACGTGACATGTCTGTAACTGGTGGAACTTCAGGTTCTGAAGGTGGTGTAAACGTTCAAACTTCTGTTGGTTCTATTATCGACGTGTTGTTGCCTAAGACCGTTTTGCGTGGTTTGGGTGTTCAGCAATTGAGCGGATTGGTTGGTAACTTGGACATGCCAACTGCTTCTACTGTACCTTCTGCAGGTTGGAATACTGAAAACGGTACTGCTACTGAAAAGAGCCCTGCGTTTTCTAAAATCACTTTCAGCCCTAAGCGTTTGGCTGCTTACATTCAGGTATCTAACCAGTTGATGTTGCAATCTAGCAATTCAATTGATGCTTATGTGCGCAACTGGCTCTTGAATGCTATGGCTCAATCTTTGGAAACTGCCGCTATTAAAGGTGGTGGATCTAACGAGCCAACCGGTATTATTGCCAACTCTTCTGTAAACGTAACTTTCGCAGGTGGCGCTTCTTCTAACAGCACCAACGCCAACGGTATCGCTCCAGTATGGGCTGACGTTGTTAACTTAATGAAGGCTGTAGAAAATGCTAACGGTGAAGGTGTTGCTTACTTGACTAACCCTAAGGTTAAAGCTGCTTTGCAAACTATCCCCCGTCAAGCTTCAGGTGTTGAAGGAAACTTCATTTGGCCTGCAGGTGGTGCTGAGTTGAACGGTTACAATGTAGCCACTTCTACTTTGGTTCCTAGCAACTTGTCTAAAGGTACTTCTAGCACATTGTCTGCCATGATTTTCGGTGATTTTTCTAAGATGGCGATTGCTTCTTGGGGTGGCATGGAGTTGACAGTTGACCCTTATAGCGGTGCAACTGCTGGCTTGACCAACGTTGTGTTGAATGCTTACTTGGATTGCAACTTGTTGCAGCCTACTGCGTTTGCAGTATGTAAGGACATTGTAGCCTAATAAATTGACCGCTCGGGGTCATTAAAGTTCCGAGTGCTAGGGGTGGTCTTGACTGCACTGCCCCTGGGCCAATATGAAAGTGAGATTTACAGCAAACCCTACAGGGCAATTTAATTTGAGTTACAATGTAGGTGAGGAAGTAATAATGGAAACCAAGCAGGCCATGCTTTTAATTGAGGCGGGTGTTGCTGAGGAGATAGCCGTATTGTCGCCGACCAAAAAGAAGGCAAAACCCGTGAACCCTGAAACCGAACTAGACGCAGAATAATGTTTATTAGCCGTAGATATACCGCCTTTGCAAATGCAGCCACCGACTATTTAAGTTTAGCCGATGCAAAAAGCCATTTGCGTGTTACGTCGTCATCCGATGACACCTATATTTCGGGCCTTATCTCTATGGCAATAGAAGCCTGCAGCAATTACCTGGGTTATTCTATACGCAAAGGAACTGCAAAGTATGGCTTTGACGCATTTACGGGCTCTCCTGCGATGGTTAACCCCATCAATGGTACAAACATACCTAGCGGAAATTATCTACGCTTAAACACGAGATGTTTGTCTGTGGTTTCCGTGAGTTATGTGAACGACTCACAAGCCGTTACTGCATTTGATTCTGGTTCGTGGTTGGTTTCACCTGATCCGATGGGCAGCTATAGCCGCAATATCTTTTTTGAAGATACCCCATCCTCAATAACTGACGATACAATTAAGTACATTGTTGAGATTACAGAAGGCTTTAACCCCGTTGGCACGTCATCAGTTGACCCCGATACAATTTTCCCGGCAACTATTAAGCACGCCGCCCTTTTGTTAGTGGCTCAATACTACGACAATAGACAGGCCATTGTAACCGGTACGATTCAAACAGAAATGAGCTTAGGGTTTCACTACCTTTTGGACCCGTACAAAATCCAAATCATGATCTAATGAATGCAGGATTGATGGATGTACTGGTGAGCCTACAAAGCTACACCGAAACAACGGACGCAAACACTGGCGAGAAACTGCAAACATGGAGCGAATACGCAACCGCTTGGGCGCAGCGTGTTGAGCAGGAAACCGGAAACGAAAACGTGAACGCCGACAGACGCGAACATAAGCAAATAGTAAATTATACCATTCGCTACAATGGCGATGTAAGTGTAAAGCATAGAGTCGTTGAGAACGGCATAGCGCACAACATTGTTAACATTGCCAACCTACAGCGGAATCTATATTTGAAACTGCAAACTGAAGTAACTTTGTAATGGCTCAAACTAATGTAACTGGAATGGCCGAGGTAATCAATGCCTTGCAAGCTATGGGGAAAAACATAAAAACCCCAAGGCTACAAAAGGTTATACGCCAAAGCAGCCAGCGCATTATTAACACCGCCAAAAGTTTGGCACCTGTAAACACCGGGGATCTTCGCGATTCTATTGGATTCATTACAAGCAAAGACAGTACTAATCTTGACAAAGCCCTTATAGGTTTGCGTCGTGAATATCACAACGCCTATCTGGGCGTAATGTTTGAGTATGGCACAGCTGAGCGTTTCCAAAAAAATGGCCGACACACTGGCGTAATTAGTAAAGCGGCTCACCCATTTATGCGCCCAGCGTTAGATCAAAACGCAAACGCAGTAACCGAAGAAATTTTAAAAGGCGTGGATGGAATCCTAGCCGACCTAGCAAAGAAAAATAACTTAATATACAAATAACCATGGCAATCACTGGACCAGTAAACGGCACGCTGATAAGCATCTACAAAGATGTAAGCGGAACCTTGACCAAAATCGCTAACGCGACTTCTCATTCTATCGACATCTCTAAGGATATGATCGACGTTACAAACAAAGACAGCGCAGGCGCAAAGGAATTTATTGCCGGCGAGTATGGCTACACTTTGAACGTTGAGGGTATTTTTGAAGAAGATGCATCTGTAAGCACTACAGGCCAATCATTCAAAGACCTTTTGACTGACTTGTTGGCTGGTACTTCTGTAACTGTTGTAATGACTACCAATAGCACAGGTGACCAAAAGTTGACAGGCGCTGCTTTCTTTAGCAGCTTAAGCCTTAGCGCACCCAATAATGACAAAGCAACTTTCACAGGAACCTTGCAAGGTTCTGGCGCTTTGACTATTGGAACAGTGTCTTAATTCTTTTACTATATTTGTGCCATGAGCACAGAAATTAAAATTGGGGGTGCTAGTCACCCCCTTTTGTTTAACATGAACTCGCTGCGCAATGTTATGCAGCTTGCAGGCATGGAATCGTTTGCAGATCTAAACATGCAAAAGGACCTGGCTAAATCTATGGACTTTGCGCTAGCCTGCGCATTTTACGGAATCGTTGAGGGCTACGAAGCCCAGGGCGAAAAGACACCATTTGCCTCTGTTCAAAAACTAGGCGCAGCCATTACAAAGTTTACAGAGTTAAGCCCGGCACTTGACGCATTTACGCAAGCCGTTACAGACTTCTTTGCAACCGAAGAGCCCGAGGGAAAGTAAAAGCCAAGGGCGACAGCGCACCGTTAACTTGGCGTAAAGTTGAGCGCATCAGTTATGGGGAGCTAGGACTGACAGAGCAGCAATTTTGGAAATGCACGCCACGATATTGGCGGTTGAAACTTGAGGGAATGCGTGAGGCGCAGACGCAAGCCTACAGAAATCAGTGGGAGATTACACGCTGGGCCGTTGCCACATCCATGGCACCACACCTAAAAAAACCAATCGAGCCAAAACGCTTGTTAACTTTTCCATGGGAGGAGCCCGAGTTTATATCAATACACGAAGCAGTTAAGTTATATTCGCATGTCTTTGATAAACTTACACCAGACGCGATAGCATGAGCGCCCCCATTAAAATAGCCTACAACATCCTCAGCAATTACTCAGCGCTCACGGCGTTAGTTAGCACAAGGATAAACCCGTTACGAATCCCGCAAGAGTCTGCATTTCCTGCGATCAGTTACAACCTTGTCAGCGTTATTGCATCGCCTACCAACACAAGCCACAGCCGTACAGACTTTGCACGGGTGCAGGTTAATAGTTTTGGTGCTACGTTTAGCGATGCGATTGATGTGGCTGCACAAGTTAGGGCGGCGTTTGAAGCGCCAAGCTATCCAAACATTTTTAACGACTATTATTGCCAGGCTATAGAATTTGACAGCGAGGTACATTTGACAGATGACGAAGCGGGCTTTGCTGGTATTTACCAAGTCTCTCAGGACTTTATAATTAATTACTACACGGTGCAAGTTGTAACCGAGTTGCTATTATTGGAGAGTGGCGATTTCATTTTGTTAGAGGACGGATTTAAAATAGAATTGTAAAAATGGCAAGGTCTTTAAATATTGTTATCGGTGCAGACATTGAGAAACTGCAAAAAGGCTTTAACGATGCAGTCAGTGTAGTGCAGTCGAGTGGCAAGAAAATGAGCGAGGCCGCTGCGGAAACTGCCAAAAGCATACAGGATCGACTTGCGTCTATTGCCACTAAAAACCCGACAGCCGGAACGGTTAGACAGTTAACCAACTTGGCAATGGAAGCCAGGGCATTGGGCCCTGAGT